CCGTGGAGAGTATCACCATCCTAGCGAAGAGGAAGCAGATAACTATCACTTGATACAATCCTTGGCGGGAGATCATACAGATGGATACAGCGGAGTGCCCGGCGTGGGTGTGGTGAAAGCGGAACGATTACTAGAGAAGAACGGATACACATGGGAGACTGTAGCAAAGTGCTACATCGATGCCGGACTGACTGAGCGAGACGCACTGATGAACGCTTGGATGGCACGACTACTACGCAGTGATAACTATTGTTTCAGAACTAATACTATTAAAAAATTATGGACACCAAAGAACTACCAAACCAAGGATATACTAGAGATTTCTCAACAGGGGCTAAGCGTGACGGGGACGATGGACGGGGACGACCCAGCCTTATTCCTCCAATCGCCCTTCGCAGTCTCGCAAAAAGATTTGAAGATGGCGGAAAGCTTTACGGAGACAACAACTGGAAACGAGGTTTCCCTTTAAGTAGATTATATGATAGTATTTTTAGACATCTGTTGGCGTTGGGGGAGGGCGATAATACTGAGGACCATGCGGCAGCTATCCTTTGGAATGCGTCGGCTTGGTGCTGGACTGAAGAACAGATTAAACAAGGGAAGCTCCCGAAAGAACTGGACGATCTAGGATATAGAGAACATGAGTAACGAAGAAATAGTACTACCCGCTCTGTCACAGGAGCTAATCAATAAACTTGACAAACTGTTCCCTGATAAATGTCCACTGTTGACAGACACAGAACGTGAGGTATGGTATAAGGTAGGACAAAGAAGTGTAATTAATTATTTACAACAGACTTACGACGACCAACTCGAACAAGATATAGTAACTAAACAAGTACAGAATTAGCCATGTGTTTTTCACAACCTAAGATGCCCGCTATGCCGGAGATACCACCACCTCCTCCACCCCCAGCACCACCTCCACCGCCTCTAGCTATGGCTGAGAAAGCACCTACAAAGAGAGCTACTCGACCTACTAAGCGTCGTCGTGGTACTCAACAAGTTACGGCTCGTCGTCGTCCAAGTATCGGAATGGGTGGTGGTAACGGTGGTACGGGTGTACAGCTTTCTTCATAATAACAACTAATAATATATAATATATATGAGCCTTCGCACACTTGATAAAAAGACGTTGCTCTCATCCGTTATAGCTGACGGAGCGGGCAGTGCATTCTCGGTTGAGCGTTCTAAGGGATGGACATTTGTAATCGTTTCATCTTCTGTTACCTCTGGAGCAACCATAGACATTGAAGCTTATCTAAGCGATAGTTCCGCTTGGCATGTTATCCACAGTGAGGCCGTCACAGGAGACGGTAGCATTATGGTAAGAGATGATATGGGCCACTACGAAAAGATCAGAGCTAAAGTATCTAGCAGAGTTGACGGTACATACAGCGTCTACGCTACTGGTACTGTTGAGTCTCTGTAATCTACAATGGCTCTTACGTTTCCAACGGGTACAAGGTATCCTAGTAACGTAGTACTTTTACCTAGCAACTGTGTACGCCCTGCATTTGAGGAGCTGTATGGGTTTGATGCACAACAAGATGTAGGGTTAGCTACTCCTGATATAGCTGTTGCTCAGTTCGGAGATGACGGTGCGACGATAAGCACGAGCGGCGTAAGCGGAGCAACTAGCTACACCTACGAAAGAGATACAGACTCTGGGTTCTCTAGTCCAACAACTATATCTAGTGGTACATTAGACTTAACAGTAAACGATACAGGCCCATTATCTAAAACGGTTACATATTACTACAGGATACTAGCGACAGACGGAGTAGAGACCACGACATCTAACACAGCTTCGTTTGTTATATCGGCTGTATTTACTACAAGTACCTTGAGTGAGAGTGAAACAGTTGAAAACTTTAACAGCACTTACACCCTGATCATACAACCTGAGACAGCTATAACAAGCGGTACAGTGACGTTAGCAGGACTCGATGCTTCTCAGACAACAGACAATGCATCACTTAGTATAACAAGTACAAGTAATATATTCGGCACATCAGCTGATTGGACGCAGTCCACAGGAACTCTTGTACTTACTGTATCTACAACTGTACCAAACAACGCTGATACTGTAGTTACATTTACTCTACAGAATCCGTCCGATCCGAACAGTGGATCAACAGGTATTACATTAGATGCAGCAAATTTTACTCAAGCTGCTATTAGTGGTACGTTTATGAGTGTCTCGCAAGACCCGCTACTTAACCTACCGACGTTTCCAACTATTGCATTAGTAGATAGTGAGGACGACATTCTAAAACACAACAACGTCACTGCTGATACATTAACCAACCCAGCAAATAAAGTTACCATAGCAAAGGCTTTAGATACTAATGATTTATATGTTTGGACTGGTAGTGAGTGGGTAATTTTTAATGATGACGGAATAAGCCCCTAGTATATAATTTAAAGATGGCTAATAAAAAGATAACAGAATTAACAGAGCTGACAACACCAGTCGGAGCTGACATCCTTGCAATCGTTGACGACATAGCTGGAACAGCAACCACCAAGAAAGTATCCGTTACCAATTTAATGGGGCAAGCATCTGCTTCTAACCTATCAAGTTACGACTTTAACGGTAATGCTATCAGTAACTTCGACGCTTCGATCAACGATCAAACAGGAACCACCTATACATTAGTAGCGGGAGATAACGGCAAAGTAATAGTGCTTGATAACGCAGCTGCTGTAACTGTCACAGTGCCAAGCGGATTAGGGGCGGGGTTTAATTGTAGTTTCGTACAAAAGGGAGCAGGTCAAGTAAGCTTCGCTGCTTCAGGTACTACCATCAACAACAGGCAATCTCACACGAAGATCAACGATCAGTACGGAGTAGCTAGTGTAGTTGCTTACGCTGCTGATACATTCGTGTTAGCTGGAGACACCGCATCGTAACAATATGTTTGTCTTGCCTACAGTTGGGTTAGGTGTTATTGCTAGTCCTACAGGTTTATCTTTTCCAACCATCGCAGTTTTTGACAACGAATCAGAATTTATCACCGACGCATCATATCCAAACTACACCATCGTCCACGCAAAAGACACGGATAAGTTGTATGTGTGGAACGGTAGTGAGTGGGTAATCTTTAATCAAAATTAATAATTAGTATGAGTGTATTAACAAGTTACGCATCTCAATCCGCTAGAGATTCAGAAGTACCAGCATCCGACAACACAGGTCTTTGTATATTTAGAACAGACACCGACGCTATCGAAGTATCAGACGGTACGAATTACTTGACCTACAATAGTGATGGTGTGGGGGTTACTTACCCATCAAACAGTTATAGTGTTGAGTTAGATGGCACTAATGATTATATCGATACAGGCGAGAAGTTCGATTTCATACAGCAGACTTGTAACTTTAGTGTTACTTGTTGGGTAAAGTTGATAGATCACACTAGTACAGCCGCTAATCAGTTCCTTGTACATTCTTCTCGTGGCGGTGGTAATGTAGGCTTTATGCTGTGGTACGACAATCGATCTTCAGGAAAAAGTTTAAATGTACTTCTTTCCGGTATTGATAGCTCCCTGAGTAATTCAAATGGTATTACTGATAACAACTGGCATCATATAGCTGTAACCTGTGCTGCTGGAGGATCTTTAAAAGTATATAGGGACGGTTCATTAATAGGAAGTAAAGCGGCTCCGAGTACAACTACAAGCACAGCCTACCACAATTTGCTATTAGGAGCGGCGTATAACACATCAACTTCAACTATTGTTAACCCTATGAATGGTTATTTAGACGAAGTAGCTATCTTTAATCGTGAATTAACAAGTACCGAAATAGATAAAATCAGGTCGTCTCCTTATAGTTATGTAGGTGCAACTTCAATTTATCGTTTAGAAAACAATGCGAATGATTCGGTAGGGACCAACAATGGCACGAACTTCAACGCTTCGTTTGTAACTAGCGAAAAGCCATACTAAGAGTTATGAACAACAGAACATACGTAATAGCAGATACTTCCGAGGTTAGTGGTTTCGACTTTGACCAACTCATCGACATTGATGAATCGTACAGCCGTAAGAGTTTAGACGGTTCGAAGATACTTGCACGGTACGAAGGAACACAACCATTCTTTCTGCTCGGTAAGACCGAGTACAATCACTCCGAGATACTAAGCATCTTGAGTGGTCCTGAGTGGACTAGCGAAGACGACATCTAAACGGTATGCACGAAACAGCCCAAGGGCTATATCATTCGTTGGAGAACCAGCGGTGGTCATTCTTAGACAGAGGACGTACAGCTTCTGAGCTTACACTTCCTTATGTCTTACCACCCGACGGTCACAACTACGCTACTAAGTACTACACACCGTATCAAGGTATAGGAGCTAGGGGTGTACTGAATCTTAGTAGTAAGTTATTGCTTGCACTGTTGCCACCTAACGCTCCCTTCTTTCGTCTTGTTATAGATCGCTATGAGTTAGACAAAGCAAAGGAAGACCTCGGTGCAGAAGGAGCAGAACAACTACGTACTGACTTAGAGAAAGCATTAGCTGATGTAGAGCGTAGTGTATCACAAGAAGTAGAAGTACAGAACTTCAGGAACGGTATCTTCCAAGCGTTAAAGAACTTGTTGGTTACTGGTAACTCTTTGTTATATCTCCCTGATGAGGGTGGTATGAGAGTGTTTAAGCTGGATCGTTATGTCGTGAAGAGAGACCCGATGGGTAACGTTACACACATAGCTATTAAAGAAACAGTAGCTCCTATGATGCTTCCTGAATCGGTAAGAGAGGAAGTATATCGCCAAGAGAAAGAAAACAGTTGTGACTTATACACAGCAGTAGTTAGAGAAGATGACCACTTCAATGTGTACCAAGATGTAAAAGGTATTCTTATTGAAGAGAGCGTGGGTAAGTATCCTATTGAGAAGTCCCCGTGGTTACCGTTGCGTTACACACAGATTGATGGAGAGGACTACGGCAGGGGATTTGTTGAGGAGTACCTCGGTGATCTCAAGTCGTTGGAAGCACTGACCAAAGCAATCGTTGAAGGTAGTGCAGCAGCAGCGAAGGTATTGTTCATGGTTAATCCGAATGGTACAACAAGATCAAGAACTTTAGCAGAAGCACCAAACGGTGCAATCGTACAAGGGTCGGAAGCAGATGTATCGGTGTTACAACTTAATAAGTTCAATGACTTCCGTACTGCTCAAGCTACTATGGCTGGTATAACAGACCGTTTGAGCCAAGCATTTTTACTGACATCTGGAGTAGTGAGAGATGCAGAACGTGTAACAGCTGAGGAGATAAGAATGCTCAGTCAAGAGTTGGAGTCTGCATTAGGTGGTCTTTACTCTTTGTTATCACAGGAGCTACAGCTACCCATCGTCAGTCGTTTAATGGATAAGATGTCTAAGGACAAGCGTCTGCCTAAGATACCAAAGGACATCGTTAAACCTACTATTGTTACTGGAGTGGAAGCACTCGGTCGTGGTAATGATCTGAATAGATTAGATATGTTCCTAGCTGGAGCGAACCAAGTAGTAGGACCACAAGCCGTCACTCAATACTTAAACGTCAGTGATTACTTCAAGCGTAGAGCTACAGCTTTGGGTATCGAGACGGAAGGATTGATCAAGACGGAGGAAGAAATTCAACAAGCTATGCAACAGCAACAGATGATGGAGATGGCACAGAAGCTCGGAGCACCCGCAGTCGCACCTGCCATCAACGCCGCACAGGAGCAGTACATGGCACAACAACAGGAACCACCGCAAGAGGAATAACAAACTATGGCTGAATTACACCGAGTAGAGATTAACGAGAAAGCACCGAATGAGATCGAACCCACCGAAGAGAAACCCCAAGAACAAGCCCAAGTCGAGCAACCCGAAACCGAAACGGAACTACCGCAAGAGCAAAGCGACCGCCCGGAATGGCTCCCCGAAAAGTTCAAAGACCCGGCGGACATGGCGAAAGCGTACTCCGAGCTGGAAAAGAAACTTGGACAAGCTCCTAAAGAAGATGAGGCAGAAGCTGAACAAGTTGAAGAGAAAGCTGAGGACGAAACGGAACAAAGTGAAGAGGACGTTAGTGAAGCATACCAAGCGGTTGCGGAAGCGAGTAAAGAGTTCTTTGAAAACGACGGTCAACTTAGTGAGGAAACTTATAACGCTTTAGAGAAAGCCGGACTACCAAGAGATTTAGTTGACAGCTACGCTGCTGGTCAGCAAGCATTGTTAGCATCTGAAGAAGGACAAATCAAAAGCGTGGCTCAAGGCAACTACGATGCGATGGCTGAGTGGGCGAACGAGAATTTACCACAAGAAGAAATCGATGCTTTTGATGAAGCGGTCACAGGTGGTACAATTTCGCAAGCTAAGTTAGCAGTTCAAGGGCTGTACGCTCGTTATCAAAACGAAGTAGGTGCAAAGCCTAAGCTTACACAAGGTGCAGTATCTGGCGTATCAACGATGCCATTTAAGAGTATGCAGGAATTAGCTCGTGCTCAATCTGATCCACGTTATAAAAGTGGGGATAAAGCATACCACGAAGAGATTGACAGAAGACTTTCTGTAAGTAGTATCTAAGTTGTTTATTCATTCATAAGGTATAGTTACCCCTAGTGTTGGTTTATTGGTTTGCTGACACTAGGGGTTTTTCGTTATGTTAAAGAACATGGCAACAGAACTAGGTGAGAATGTACAAGTAAAAGCCAACTTAGCATTCATGGCGAAAGTCATAGCTATTGTTGGTACGTGTGTTTGGGGATACTCCGTCGTGTGGAATAAGCTGATGGTACTGGATAGTAGCTTAGACCGTGTACAGCATGAGGGTACGTTATTGGGAGACTTGTCAGCACGGATGATGCATCTTGAGAAGTTTGCAGAACAATCTAAAGCAGACCTTAACCATCTACTGGAGATGCAAGACGCACCGATAACATCTGACCATCAACAGTTTGAGCGGCTGAAGTACTTAGAGAAAGAAGTAGATACATTACGAGCTAAGTTTGATAATCTGATGTATATAGCGAGGTGAAAAGATGGGTGAACTACTTATGTTATTTATCACGGGCGGTGGTAGCACTGCTATGGGGGCGATTCTTAAAGGTGTATTCGGATACATCTTTGAAGCGAAACAGAACAAGCATGATCTTGAAATGGCGAGAGAGGCTCGTGCGTCTGATAATTTCCTTAGACTACAAGCTGAAATCGCTAAAGGAGGTACTGGTGAGTTTGTTAGTTTTACTCGTCGTATTCTTGCTGTTATCGGGGTGTCTACGCTCTGTGCTTGTATCATCCTCTGCACCCTCTTCCCCACCGCAGAAATCGTCACCCTTACCAACGCAGACGGAGAGGGAGTCAACGAGTTCTTCTTCGGACTCATCAGTTTCCAAGCCAACCAAGAGCCGATTGCGATCTCTTCTGGACACATCAGCCTTATGGGATGCACGGTAATACTGCCTTGTATCCTTGGTTTTTACTTCGGTCCAAGCGGTCGAAGAGGTTGACAGTCAAGAACTTTTCCTCTTTACTAATAGATAAATTTAATCGACAACTAGCAACAACTAGTCCCTCGACCCGCTGCGGCGGACAATCCTGTGAAGACGAACGGAGTGAAAGTCACTGGTAATCAAACACATATTCACAATAACTTATAACATAGGAGATCATATATTATGGCAAACGGAGATACCTCCCCCAGTCGCGTAGGTCTTGTAGAAGGCGGATCAGATAACAATGCGTTGTTCCTTAAAAAGTTCAGCGGAGAGATTCTGCAAACCTTCGAAGAGTCTAACGTATTCAAAGCACTACACACCATCAGAACCATTGAGTCCGGTAAGTCCGCTCAATTCCCAGTAACAGGCATCGCTTCTGCTGCTTACCACACCCCCGGCGAAAACATTGCTGACGGTGGAAACAGCTACTTAAGCGACATCAAGAAAACTGAGAAAGTTATTAACATCGATCAGATGCTTATTGCTTCCACTTTCTTGGCTAACATCGACGACGTAAAGAACCACTACGACATCCGCAGCGTCTACGCTAACGAGTTGGGTAAAGCTCTTGCCGTCCGTTTCGATACTGCTCTTGCTAAAGTGTTCATCGCTGCTTCACGTGATTCAGCTAACTTGTCTCAAGTAGGAAAATCAGGCGGACAGCTTGAC